ACTCCTGTGTTTTTGTATTTTTTACTTACTGCATTAAAGTTTACATACTGATTAATTCTTAAAATACTTTCCCTATTTAATTCAACTGTATATTCTTTCCCATTTAATTCTATTACTTCATTTAATTTCATTTCCTAATCTCCTTATTTCATTATTTTTCTTAAACTATTTTACAAATACAATAAGTGTTCTTTTGAAAGAAGCATTACCTGTTGCACTTGTAGTTAATTCTACAATTGCAGAACCAGCAGCAACACCTGTTATTGTTACTGTTCCCTCTGAAATTGCTACTGTTGCAACAGAAGTTGTTTCACTAACTGCTGTTACTGTTGCATTGGCAGGATTAGTTTCTACTTTAAATGAATAAGTATTACCTGCACCTGTAGTAGTAACATTTACTTCTTCTGGAACTTCACTTTCTATAATTGCTGTATTTTCAATTACATCAGATACATTATCTACAAAACCATCATATTTTGTAACAGTTATAGATAATTCTCCTTGTATTAATGAACCTACATCTGTATTGTTAGTTTTATAATCAACTTGTCCTGAATATTTAATACCAGTCATATCTGGATTAACTCTTAAAAATTCTTGAGTTATGTTTTTAACAGATTCTAATATTCTGTAATTATCTCTATGTGCATAGAAAGGTATAGTGATTTGTGGATTATCTTGTCTACCTTTTACATAAGTTTTAGAAGTGTTACCAATTACAGTTTTTTCTAATTGATCTGGAGCAGAACCATTTTCTCCAGTACCAGTTAATGGCATAAATAAACTATATTTACCATTAGATTTCTTATTGAAAAGCCCAGCCCCTAAATGTTCTGATAAGGCTCTATCAACGATACTATTTAATTCTTCTCTATTCATAATGTCCTCCTTATTATATTACCATATACATTACCTACATAGCACTCATATTTCATTAATGTTCTTAAGACTTGTGTATCCATATTTGGAATAGGTTTACAATTTGTTCTAGTCATACCTTTATATCTACCCATAAACTTTTGAGTTAATTGTTTTAATTCATCTGCAATTACATTTCTTGAAATCTCTCCATTATCTATTGTATAGATTGTTATAATAAAATATTCTCTATCATAATACTCAATACCTCCAATTGTTGCATTATCAGTATTTACACTATCATTATAAGAGAAATCTATTATTGGAAATTGGGATTTACCATAATTGTTATCTTTAACTACTTTTGGAGAATATTGAGAATTTGATTCTATATATGTTTTATATTCTAAAAATAATTTATTAAAATTAATCATATTATTCCAACTCCTTATCAATATATTCTATGCCCCAAATAGCAATATTTTTTTCTATAACTTTTGCTGCATCTGTATAAATATATTTAGGTTCTTGACCTGTTACTTTAAAACCTAATCCATTTAACCACCATTCATAATTACTTAATATAAATTCTGGTGTATCTCCAAAATGCTCTGCTTTAGAACTATCCATTTTAAGCCCACTACCATATTCTATAATAAGTGAATAGTGTGAATATTCTGTCTGAACATCATTATATATTTCTATGTAATTTTTACCTATTATATATTTATTACTTTCAATATAATTACTATAATTTGCTAATCTTTCTTTAGCAATTTTGTTTATTTCTTCAATAGACTTTTCTGCAATATATTCTTTTAATCCATCAGAAGATATTATATCTTCAAGTTTCTTAAATATTTGTATTACTTCATCAAGTCCATCTACTTTAATTGTATATTCCATTATTTTTCTTCTTTAGGTGTTGATAATGTTTTAGATTCTTTTTTTTCTTCTAAAAGTTTCCACTCTCCAGTTCCTAAATACATAGCAACTTCTGTTTCACTTTTTATTTCTTTAACAACACCAGTTTTTATATTTTTAACTTTCATATTAACCTCCTTATTAGAATAATCTTTCAAAATATACTAATATTTTCACATTTTGTGGGATAAATTTAACTACTCTATAATTTGCTTTTTCTCCATCATAAGTTTCTCCCTCTGGAGTTGCTTCATTTAGATATACTTTGTCATAGACTTTAATTTTATCTAAATAGTATAAATCTAGTAATGCTCTTTGCACTCCATTTATATTTATACCATCTGCTTCTAGAGTAGCAAATTCTCTTTGATCTGTTACAGGTTGATAGTTAAATTTATATTTTATTGGTTTGTTATAAACATTAAGTTCATTACCAAACTCATCTTTAATTGGTGGTAGTAAGGAAGCAATGTAACAATGTTTATCCCAATTTTTAAAGATATTTGTTTGAGAAATATTATACATCTTCCTCATCCTCACTTCTTGGAACACCTATTTGTGGAGTTAATGCCCCCATAAGATTTTTTGATAAACTTCCAGTATCTTTAGTCCAACTTAAACCATTTTCTGAATAAGATATAATTCCATTTTTATCCCCTAAATTATATAATTCTACACAGGCTCTTAATTGCCAATTTTGATATTTTTTAGGTAATTCTAATTCATAGAAATCTTGAAATGGATATATTACTTCAAGTGCAATGTTTTTTGTATCTTCAAGAAGATTTAACAATACATTTTCATAGTTTTCTTGTGTACCAAATACTGTTTCATCATAAGGTATTCTTTGTTTAAGTTTATCTAATTGTGGATTTTCTTCATTTGTTGGAGTTTCTTCAACAATTTCTTCATTTGTTACATTTTCTTCCATACTTTACCTCCTATTCTTCATCAGAGTTATTTTTTTCTAAAGTTTTTTTGTTTTCTTTAACTTTAGGTTGTTCAATTTCTTCTTGTTCTTCTTCAACCTCTTGTGGTTGTTCAATTTCTTCTTGTTCTTCTTCAACCTCTTGTGGTTGTTCAAACAAATAAGAATATTTTGCTCTTATTTCAAAGAAAGCATAAGCAAAGTCTTTAGCAGGATCAAAATCAGTAGTTTCTTTTGTTTTTTTAGCAACTCCATCAACTATATTTATTCTAACTGCTTTATCTTCACTTGTAACTTCATAAATTTTGTTATCTTTTATTATGTATGTTGTTTGCATAACATATACCCCCTAAACTAGTTAGTTATAACTCTTGCTATTTTGATATTTTCTGCTTTCATTTGTCTAGACCAGTTAGTACCTGTTTGAGCATCACTTATAGATGGACTAATTGGCATGTTTTGCATTGCAAATGAGAATCCGTTTGGATGATATGTTTTTCTCATACGAGTAATTAATTCTTCTTGACCACCATTTGTTTTAGCATCATATACTAAATCACTTGGTCTTTCTACTGGTGCATCAGCAGTTAAGATTGCCCCTGTACCTAGAATATAAGTTGTATATTCATTTTCTCCAGTTGCTGTTGCAGATGTAGAAACTGGAACACCATCCCAAACTAGAACTAATAAGTTACCACTTCTAGCAACTCTTACATCTAAATCCATACCATTTACATTATATTTGAAAAATTCTAATACTTGTAAATTAGATAGTCTTAATGCTACAGTTGAGTGCATAATTGCAATTGTAAAGTCATCAGCATTTTCTCCTAATGCTTTAACAGTTGCTTCTCTTAATGTAGTTAAACCCATACGGTTTGCATCACTAGCAGTTGCACCTGCAGTTGCGATATTAGTTGTGTGTTTATCCCAATCAGAATCTCCGCTTATATTAAAAATACCTTGTAATACTGAAAGTAAACGATTTTGTTTTTGTTTATTCCAATATTTTGCTATTCTTCTTACAATGTTTCCCATTGGATCAGCACCTGTAAAATCTCTTACGAATACTGTATCTTTAAATCCTTTCATTTCTCCATATACGAAACCTGATTGTACACCATCTTCTGTATCATCAGATACAATAGTAGTAGCACCATCATAAGTTTGTACGTTACCAGTTAAATCCTTATAGAAAGGAACTGTATAATAATTTCCACCACCTGAAATCATATTAGCAATTGAAGCGTCATTAACAACTGCACCACTTTCTAATAAAACTAAAGATGTTGGATCTGGTTCACTACCCCAACGATTATTAAATAATTCTTCGTCATAGTGAAATCTTAAGTTATTACTTATAACTTTACTCATTTATTTTCCTCCTTAATTGTTCATAATTCTTTGATATTCTTCTAAATTTTTATCTTTCCATTCTTTAGCCTTTTCAAAGTTTTCTAAAAGTAATTTATTAAATTTTTCTTTTGTCATAACTTCATCAGAGGCTTTTTTACCCCCATCATTTGCACTAGGATCTGGTTCTTGGTGCATAAGTTTTTCTTTTACACTCTTTTCAGTAGAATCTTTTGTTGCTTTTACTAAATCAGCAATGTTTTTAGCACTAGCAATTGTTAAATCTTTATTGTCAGTAGAAATTGAATTTAAAAGACCTTTTAATTGTTCTTCATCAGTAATTCCTGCTTCAATTAAAATAGATTTAGCCTCTAAGGAATTTTGCTTCTTTAGAAGTTTTGCTTCTTCTTCTTTAGTTTTTGCTAAAGCATCATCTAATTCTTTTTGTTTAGCAGCAAGTAATTCTTCATTAGTCATATTTGCTTTCTTAACGTCATTTAACTCTTTTTTGATAGTGTCATAGTCTTTAAAACCGTCTATTTTAGATTGTAAAGAACTAATTTCATCATTTTTAGTTTTTTCTTGTGAATGATGATAATTCAAAAAGTTAGTTATTTGAACATCAGTAGCATCCTCTCCTAGTATTTGTTTCACTTCTTCTCTTGTCATATCTCATATCCTCCTTACAGTAATCTTTTACGGCTTTTACCGAGCCAACTTGAGATAATTTATATTAATACTTTAACGCAAGTATAAAGCGCATATTTAGGTCGAGGCTCTATGCACTGCCCATAGATAAAGTCTAGTCCTACCTCGATATAAGGAAAACCTATTTATTTTGGTTTTGGTTTTCCAATTCATCTTGTACTTTATTTGTAATTTCTTGGGTATTGTTAGTTTCATTTGGGTTTTCACTTTCTGTATCATCCCAAAAGTTATCCCCATAGAAATTTTTAGATTCATTATATGCTTTTTCACTATCACTAAATAAATCTACAACTGCCATTGCAATTTGTGGATGAACTTGAGCAGATTTTAAATTCATAAGTGCTTGAGTTTTAATAAGCATATTATCATTTTTATTCTTTTGAAATTTCTCTTTAATATCACTTGCTCTTAAATCAGTAATGCCTGAATCTTTAATTTCTTTACAAACAAGTAATATGTTTTTAAGAACTTCCATATCACACATTTCAAACATTATTTCATCTTCAACAGATTTTTGGTTAGCCATAGTCCAACCTTGACCTGATTCTTTAGCACTACCTGTATCTCCGCTTACTGGAGTACCTGCATCACTTGCTAGAGGAATACCAAATAGTGAATGAAGTGCATTTTTAAGTCTATCGTAAAGAACTTGAGTTTTTTCTGCTTGAATTTCTTGATTTAATATTTCTACTTTAGCAGGTTTATTATCACTAGATGCAATATTTACTGCACCTAATTTTTTTATTGCTTCAATTTCATTTTCATTTATTTCTGCATTTGTAAACACCATTATTGCATTTACAAATTGTTCTACATCATCCATATCTAACGAATTAAGATTATTTACTTCATCAAATAGGGTTTTACCTATTTCTACTATAGAAATTCTTGATTTGTTAAAATAATATTCAACAATTCTGTGGAATTGAGGATATAAAGTTGTTTTTTCTAGAAATTCTATATTATCAGGACTTACACCTATAGGAAAATCCCCAGTATCCTTTACTTTGTATTTATACATAGCATCTTTAGTATATACATTGTAAATATAATAATATTGTCTTTCTATTTGTTTACCTTGAGAAGTAGTAACTTCAATAGGTGTATCTTCATATCTATCTTCTGTAAAAGATAAAAGTTGTTTTCTTAAAATATCATCAGAGTAAATAACTTCACATTTATCTTTGTCTATATTTGCTAAAGTAAAAGGTGCTTCATCTAAATCCTTACTATATTCATTTATATCAGGTGCATTATATCTAAAACCTCTACCACAAACATAAATATCTTCTGAAAGCATAAAATCTTTAGCATGTTTATTTTCAAATCTAAAGAAGTCATTTAATCTACTAATTTCTTCTGTTTCAATATCCCCATTTTGAACATATTGAATAGGTTTACCAAAATTATAACCTTTTTTAAAATTTACAAAGGAATATGCTAAATTTTCTACTGCTATATTTTTAATTTCTTCTCTTGTATGCTTAATTCTATTTAAAATATCTTGTTTACCTAAATAATAATCGTATAAATATTTAGTTTGTTCTTTATTTTGCATGTGAATTGGTATTGCTTCTGTTAAAATTTGTTTAATTGTATTTTCATTTAAGTCTTTTTCTTTAACAGTAGAGTAAATTGTTTTTCTACCATATAATTCCATCAATATACCCCTCCTGTGTCTATTTTTGTATCTAACTAGTATAAATATACTATTTTTTTAATTTTGTGTCAAATTGTACCTAAAAAGGTCTTTTAAAGGCGTGTGCTTTTTGAGGTTTTGCATTTCCTTGTATAATTTCAGAGCAAAACATTGCAACACTATCTATTGCATCATCAAATTTGTTAGGCATTGTAAATGAAAACATAGTTAATTGTTCCATAAACATACCCATAGGTGTTGTAATTCCATACATTTCTTTGTTAGGAAACCATATTTGTCTTTTTATTACACCTTGTTGTGCTTGTATTCTTAATTCCTTTTTAATTGTGTTATATTTTTCAATAATAATACACGCATAATAGCATCTCTCTGCAAGTCTATCTTCTATTACAGTCTTTAAAGAAGTATCTGTATTATTTTCTATTACTAGTTTTACAACATTATTTTCAATTATTTTATCTGCAATTTTATCGTACAACTCTGACATTGCATTTCTTTCAAATAAAACATCGACTAAAGCATAGTCATCTCCATATTTTTGAAATATAGGCATAGATACGTAGTCGTGTCCTCTTCTAGCAGGGTCAAGAGTTGCTTCTGTAAAACCTGTTTCGTTAATAGGCACAAAATCATATTGTTTTAAATTATTCCAATCAAATTCTAGTCCCTCTGGAGGAATTGGATTTTGTTGAAAGTTACATTGCCATAAATAATTAGACATTTTTGCTTTTTTCTTAAGCAATTCTTTTGTACTTACAAGTTCGGGACAAGTGCTTTCTCCAGTATTAGGATCAAGAGCAGGAACTTGAATAATGACATGTTTACCATCTTCACTAACTTGTGTAAATTTATATTTAGGATGTGGAGTAAAAGTATGTTCTTTTTTAAGTGAATCTATAATTTGAGAAAGTAAATCGTAAGGACTCCACAAAGTACCTGTTACAACCTTTTGAACAGTTTTATTTTTAACAAAACGTTCTACCCAAACAGTAATATATTTATCCCAAAGTCTACGATTTAAAGACATATTAAGTGCTTCTGCAGGATCTCCATACATATCGTCTATGTGTATAGATAAACTAGCACGTACACCTACAACATTAGATTCTCTAGATTGTGCAATATATGTATTGTTCAAATGACACTGTTTTAATTTCCATTCTCCATCAGTTTCTTTTGTAAACATTTTTTTATCTTTTGAGTAATCTAAATGTGGGAATATAAGTGCATATTCTTCACTTTTAATAATATCTATAACTGACCTAGAGGCTGCTTTTACAAGTCCATCGTTAGAACATATAGATAAAAAAGTGCCTGTAGGGTCTAAACCTAATCTAAATGCTTCGTATAACTTTTCAATACGAGTTTTACCGTAACCTGATGGTAAATTACACACAATTGTTTCAAATTCTGGATGATAACACATATAGTTTAAATAAAATACATAACTTTTAAGTATTTCGTTTCTTTTTTCGTATACTTTGTCGTTGCTATCCCATTCGTATCGTATTAAAAAATGCTCGAAACTAATTCTAGCACCGTAAGTATAGGCAGTTTTTAAATAATCGTGGTAATCTGCTAGTCTTTCTTCGTTTTTGTCTAGTTTAATAATTAAATTTAATAAAGGAATATACCTTGTAATTGCAATTTTACTACAATTTTTTCTATCTACAAGGTCTAAATTAGACATTAAAGCAGCACAATCTGACATTAAAGAAAATAATGTGTCAAACCTTATATGATTCTTGTTGTATTGATAACTTTTTTCTATTTCTTTAAGCAATAAATCTATAGTTTGTATTAATTCTTTAGCACTATTCATCTTTTACCTCTTTTTCTGTAAAATCTGCATCTATTAGCCTATTTTTAGTATTAAATTTTTGCAATTCTTGTATTCTTTTAATTTTTTCTTGAACTTCCCCTATATTTACTGATTTAGCATTAATAATAACTTTTTGTTGTTCTTTTTCCATCTTTTCTTGTTCAGACTTCATACGATATACTGTTGTTCTTTCTCTAATAAACCCGTTTTGGGACATAGCAACATTAGTATCGTAGCAATAATCCTCGATTATATCGATTAAATTTCTTAAATCAACTTCTGGACTTGATTTATACCCTTTAAAAGTAGTTGTACTTATACCCGCAAACTTACAAAAACTAGATATACTAGGTGCTAAAGTGCCTATTTTAGCATTTACTTGTGCTAATATGTCGCAATATAAAGTAAAAACTGCATTTAAACTCTCTGCAGTATATTCAGGGGTTACATTTTTGTAAGGATTTATAGATTTTAAAAGATATTCGTTTAAAACAATAGGATTCTTATAATTCTTATCAAAAACTTCTATTTCGTTTCCATCTTTATCTTTTTTTATTTTGATTGCAGATATTTCTAATCTAGACATATTAGTTTTAAACTCGTTCATTTTTTCTTGTATAAGTATATCTAAATTATCTATTTTATTTTCAACAAACATCTTTTCAAGAGTTTGTAATTCAAATTTTTCTTCTTGCACTATAACACTCCTCTCCAAACATATATAAATTGACAGAAATTGTTTTGAAATGATATAATACTATTGTATTACAATATAAGTAATACATAGTAATTTT